GAGCATGATGTGTTGCTTGATGGTGGGGTTGTGAATGAGCAGGAGGCTAAGAAGGCTAATGATGCGTTGTTGATGCAGATTATGCAGAATCCTGATGCTCCTATTGATCCTATGTTGTTGCAGCAGAGTGTTGAGGCTGGTTTGTCGCCGCTTGCGTTTGAGAATAAGAGTGCGCATTTGGAGACTCATGCGTCGTTTATGAAGAGTGCTGAGTTTGAGACGCTTCCTAGTGAGATTAAGGATCGTTTTTATAAGCATTACGAGTTGACTCTTGCTGCTGTTCAGGCTGAGGCTGCGCCGACTGGTGAGGCTCCGAAGGTTTCGCTTCAGTTGCGTGGCGCGGTTGGGCCTACGGCTGGGAGTCAGATTCTTACGAATAGTGGTATTAAGAATGTTACTCCGCAGACGTTGTTGGAGCCGCCGCTTGATACGGTTGTTATTGATAATAAGGATAAGCCTAATTCGGCTGAGGGTGTTGGTGGTGAGTTGGGTCGGTCGCAGTTGGAGTTGTTGCAGAGGTTGCAGCAGGAGCAGGCTATGGCTGATCAGAAACTTGTGAATGAGCAGCAACGTATGGCGGTGCGTGGTGAGTAGGCAGGAGCGTACGGAGTGGGATGATAAGGCTAAGGCGGCTACGTATGTGCAGTGGGTTGCTTGTGATAAGCGTATTCGTGAGACTAGTCGTGTTACTGGTGTTCCTCATGCTACTGTTGCGTATTGGGCTAAGCAGTGGGAGAAGGATGGTCCTCCTGAGAGTATGGATGCTGAGATTCGTAAGAATGCTTACGAGTTTGTTGATCATGCTAATCGTGTGCGTAAGCAGGCGATGGAAAAGTTGGAGGCGCTTATTCCTGATGCTGAGGTGAAGCAGTTGTCTGCTATTGCCACTGTTGTTGGTATTATGGATGATAAGATTCGTCTTGCTCAGGGTCTTGCTACGAAGCGTACTGAGACTGTGCATACTCTTCCTACTCGTGATGAGATGAAGGAGTTGATGAGTGGTTTTGCTGATGGGCTTGTGGCTGCTGCGGAGGATCGCGCGGCTGAGGTTGTTAGTATTGAGCCGCTTAGTGTTGTTGTGAATGATTAGCGACCAACCGGAATAAGCCGGAGTCGTTTGATTATGGGAGGATACCATGAGTGATGGTATTGATATGGATGGCGCTCTTGAGGCGTTGTCGTCCGAGTTGCCGGATGATGTTCCGGCGGCTGAGGCTAGTACTGGGGTTGAGAGTGTTGTAGAGGACAATCAGGTTGAGTCTGAATCCTTTACTGGTTTTGATCCTAGTACGCTTCCTGAGGATATGCAGGCTGTGTATCGTTCGATGCAGGGTGATTATACGCGGAAGACTCAGGAGATTGCGGAATTGCGGCGTCAGTACGAGTCGTTTTCCGAAGCGGGAGTTGATGCTGATACTGCGTTACAAGCAGTCGGCTTCTTACAGGCGTTGAATACTGATCCGGAGTTTGCTAAGCAGGTTGCGGCTCAGATTCAGCAGAATGTGGGAACAACCGATGGTAGCCAGCCGGTTTTCAACGAGACTCCAGATAATAATAATAGTTACGAGGGGCTTCCGCCGCAGTTGGCGGCTGAGTTAGAGCAGATGCGTGTTTTCCGTGAGGAGATGATGCAGATGCAGGTTCAGCAGGAGACTATGGCAGAGTTGGAGGCTATGGAGAATACTATTCGTACGAGTAATCCGCATTATTCTGATGATGATGTGGAGGCTATTTATAGTCTTGCTTATTCGACGGATGGTGATCTTATGGTTGCTCAGGAGTTGTATGCGGGTATTCAGCAGCGTATGTTGCAGGGATACTTGGCTGCTAAGAATGTGCCTCATGGTGCTACTCCTGCGCCTAGTGCTCCGTCTAGTGTTCCGGGTCGCGCGTTTAATTCTTTGGATGATGCGCATAAGGCTGCTATGGAGGCTGTTCGTAACATTTCCTAATTTGGAGGTGTTATAGGTATGAGTCTTACTAATGGGACTAATCTTACTACGCTCTCTAACATTCTCAAGGAGTATTACCTTGGGCCTGTTGCGGAGCAGTTGAATAATGAGATTCTTCTTCTTGCGCGTCTTAATACGCGGTCGGAGGATCTGGTTGGTAAGCGGGCGTATGTTCCGCTGCATGTGTCGCGTTCTGGCGGCATTGGTGCTCGTGCTGAGGCTGCGCCGCTGCCGTCGGCTGGCAATCAGGATTACGATAAGGCTGTTTACGATCTGAAGTACCTGTACGGTCGCGTGCAGGTGACGGGTCCGTCGATGGCTAAGACGAAGAACGAGGCTGGTGCGTTCCTTCAGGCGCTTAAGTCTGAGTTGGACGGCATTCGCAACGATCTTCAGAAGGATCTTGCGCGTCAGGTGTACGCGAAGGGCGAGGGTATTATTGCTGATTGTGGTACTACGTCTTCGTCTACGACGGTTCAGTTGGATACGGCCACTGGTAAGGAGGCTATCCGAAAGGGTCAGTTGTATGTTGGTATGCTGGTTGATATTGGCACGACTGCTGATGTTGATTCGCAGAGTGGTGCTACGGCGCGTGAGATTACTGCCGTGGATTATGATAATGCTACCATTACGGTGAGTGGTGCGGCTTTTTCGACTACTTCGTCGCATCGCGTGTTCCGCGCGGGTTCTGGCGTTGATAATGGTGTGTTGCAGACTGGTTCGCGGTCGAACGAGGTTGACGGTCTTCGTCGCATCGTTTCGGTCGGGCAGGAGGCGTTCGGCGAGATTGATCCGGCTACGAAGACGTGGTGGGATAACAAGCGCGTCAATGCTCAGACCGAGAATACGGGTACGCTTACGCTGGACATGATCCAGAAGGCGCTTAACCTTGTTCGTCTTGAGGGTGGTATGCCGACTGTGATGGTTACTACGCTTGGTGTGCAGCGCGAGTTCTACGGCCTGCTGTCGCAGGAGGTTCAGTATGTGGATCCGGCTTCGTTGAATTACGCTGCTGGTTTCCGCACGCTGTCGTACGGCGGGATGCCGATTATTTCGGATATTGATGCTCCGTACGGGAATATGTACATTCTTGACGAGTCCACTCTTAAGGTGTTCTCGGATCAGGACTGGCATTTCCTTGATGCGGATGGTCAGACGCTCCGTCAGGTGTCGGGTTATGATGCTTTTGAGGCTATCATGACGCGGTACATGAATCTTGGTGCTACGAAGCGCAGCAATCACTGCGTTATTCATGGTATTGAGGTTGACGGTAACCCTGACGCTGGTATCTAATTAGTTTAGGGAGGGGCTTCGGCCCCTCCCTATTCTTAGTTGAGGAGGCTATTATGGCTAAAGAGATGAGTAAGTACGATAGGCTCGTCAAGAGCCTAGCCGCTAAAGATAAGAAAAAGGGTAAGGGTGCGCGTGATCCTAAGGCGCTTGCGGCTTGGATTGGGCGTAGGAAGTTGGGTAAAGCGGAGTTTCAGCGTCGCGCTGCGGCTGGTCGTAGGAAGAAGTCATAATGGCTCCGCGCCCTAAAAAGGTTGAGGATATTGTTATGGCTTTGAAGCGTGAGAATCCTTCTTGGCCTAAGTCGCGTATTTATGCTACTGCTTGGAGTGCGTATAATAAGACGAAGGGCGGTAAGTAATGAGTGGTTTTTCTCATTGGAAGTATAAGTTGCGTAGGTTTTATTTTCGTCGTAGGGGGTGAGTTATGTCGGAGGCTTGGACTCGTAAGGAGGGTCAGAATCCTGAGGGTGGTTTGAATGCGAAGGGTCGTGCGTCGTATAAGAAGGGTACGCTTAAGCCTCCGGTTTCTGCTAAGCAGGCTAAGCGCTCTCCTAAGGCTGCTGCTCGTCGTCGTTCGTTTTGTGCGCGTATGAGTGGTATGAAGAAGCGGCTTACGTCTGCTAAGACTGCTAATGATCCTAATAGTCGTATTAATAAGGCTCTTAGAAAGTGGGATTGTTGATGAAGTTATGGTTGCCTAATAGTGTTAATTATGATGCTTATCGTGTTGATCGTGCTGTGCGCGAGTATGATGAGCGTCTTATGTTTGCTCGTAATGAGGATACTGGTGATTGGTGTGTGTTTGTGCGTATGCCGCGACCTGAGGATCCTTTTCCTGTTTTTGGTTTTGGTGATCGTATTCCTGATCCTTCTGAGGCTTTGAGTAGGATTCAGGAGGGTCATCTTGTTAAGCATAAAGAACGTATTTGGAATGAGATTGTTGATTCTCAGGCTAAGTATCGTAGTGATTTAGCGTATAATGGTGATCAGGCGGTTGAGGAGTCGGCGGAGGTTGTGGAGTTTTTTCTTCGTCAGCACGGTAAGTCGCCGGTTGTTAAAGAGTTTATTACTAGTGATGTTCCGAAGGGGGGTGACGCGAGTGACGCTGGATGAGTTGTATGATCAGATGGATTTGTATGGTTTTGAGGATTTTGAGGATGAGCAGAAGTTGACGCTTCTTAATGAGGCTTATTTTGATGTTGTTACGCGCGAGCCTTGGCCTTTTTTGGAGGTTGTGAGTACGTTTACTGCGCCTAGTGGTACTACGCAAATTACTAATCAGAGTTTTTCTGGTAGTCCGACTAATGTGAATACTGTGCTTAGTTTTATTGATACGACTAATGATGTTGTTATGACGCCTGAGCGTGGCGATGTTATTGAGAAGAATTATCGTATTAATGATTTGGATACGTATCCTGAGCATTATTATTTTGTTGGTGAGGAGTTGTTTGTTTATCCTTCTGTTAAGGGTAGCACTACGTATCGTTTGTTTTATACTCGTACGCCTGTTTCGGCGACTGAGACTACTGGTACTGGTGCGTGGTTTATTCCTTCTCGTCATCATAGTATTGTGTTGTATGGTGCTCTTGTGAAGGCGTTTCTTGTTAATGATGATCCGCAGGTTGCGGCGTTTCAGAATTTGTTTGAGTCTCGTTATCAGCAGATGCGGAATGATTTGTGGGTGCAGCAGTATGATCGTACTGAGCGTGTGCATATTATTTCGGATGCGTATGATTGGAATTATTAGGATTAGGGGGTGATCCGGCTTGGCTTTGACGTTTGTTAATCAGATTGGTGCTGTTGAGGGTATGAATCAGGCTGCTCCGGGTACTCTTATTCCTGAGTCGTTTGTGCGGTTTTCGCAGGATGTTTTGTTTGATCGTGCTGGTCTTATGCGTAGGCGCGGTCCTTTTAGTAGGTTTGATTTGTATAAGACTAATCCTAGTACCGGCCTTAAAGAGGTTACTGATTTTACTCGTGCTGGGGTTGAGGATGAGCGCATTCTTGCTGTGTTGTCTACGTATGATCCTAATGGTTCTGAGCGTATTGGTATGCTTGTTGATTCTTATGAGGAGACGGGTTCTGATCGTCGTACTATTTTTCGTGTTTTTGATAATACGTTTGCATTTCTTGGTGAGCATACGTTGCCGTTTGATGTTACTCCGCTTAGTATTGTAAGTGCTAAGCCCGCTCTTGGTGGTGGTTTGTGGGTTAGTATTGCGGATGATCCTGCTAATGCTGAAACGCATTATCAGTTTTTGTGGCGTGGCGGCGCCGGTAGCGTTGGCGGTGTTACTAGTTCTCGTAATGGTACACTTACTGCTGCTAATTTGCAGGGGTCGGGTATTCAGGGTTCTACTAATACTACAAATGATTGGGCTGCTGGGCACAAGTATTATAGTAAAAGTATTACTATTTCAACGACTGATCTTACTGCGGGTATGTTTGTTTATGCTGTTAGTGGGTCTAATTATTATTATTTAGGTACTATTAATACTGTTAATGCTTCTAATATTATTTTGGAAAAACATCCTTTTATTTGGGATACTACTTTTGCTGATAATCATCTTTTTGCTACGGTTACTAGTTTGCCTCTTATTTTTCTTAGTGTGCGTCCTTATGAGCATGTTCATGGGCGTGGTCTGCTTAATGCTAGTCATAATAATAAGAGTATTACTAGTGGTGCATTAGGGTTGTCTGGTGAGGGCCATTGGAAGTCTGCGGCTGTTGCCTCTTACTTTTTGTATAGGGCTAGTGATAATATTTGTTTAGGTAAGGTTAATACGGTTAGTGCTAATGATGCGGCTGAACTTGTGGCGAATC